AAGATTTTTGCTACTTCATCTTCATTACCAGAGAAAAGCTGTTTAAAATAATCAGGCTCAAACTCTTTAATTTCTTCTTCAGAGAAATCAATATTTTCACCTGCTTGAATTAATCCACGGTTGCCGTGGTACATAGTTTCTTTAGCCGTAAAATTCATAGTTGCACCTTCTTATTTCAAATTAACACCATCTGTTAAGAATCCTGTAATAGTAGCAGCAGTCATATTATTGGCATTAATGCGAATGAACTTTTTCGCACCTGCAGGAAGTCGACCTTTGTATTCTGTACCAGCTTTGGAGTTCTGTGGCAATGTAACAGCTGTTAACAATGTGGCATCAGCCATATTTTCCTTATCAGATGTGTACACATTAAATAAAGGTGTACCTGTAACGTCTTTATCTAAACGAATATACAACCATAAGGCAACAGCAGCATCGCCACCGTTACCATTCATCACCACGTCAGAATTGGTGTTTGCAGTGATTTCTTTTTTCCAGAAAAATGTATTTTGTTCATCAATAATCATTGAATTATGTTCCTTTCTTTACGCAATAACACGAGATTCAGTGCTTAACAATGCATCAATTTTGCGAACTGGTACACCGTTTGCACGAGTAACAAGTTTACCCATTTCCATATCTTCAGTGATAGTGGAACCATGTTTTGTGTTCTTTTGCAAACGTAAGAATGTACGCAATGTACGGTTCATATACCAAACTGGACGAACACCACCAAGGTTAGGGATACGTTCTTCCGCTTCAATCATTAAGTTGATAAGATCTGCACCGGCTTTAGCGTCATTTGTCAATTTCGTAACATCGATATTGGCAATACGAACAACGTTTCTCCAATCCCGTACAGTCAAACCAACATCATGTTTAAAGTGAGTACGATATGCTTCAAACATGGAGCCATCGTCTTTAGTAACAGTAACAACGCCTTTATCTTCTTGGTGTAAACCTGCTTGAGAACCTTCAGGATAAATACCATGAACGGATAAAGGGCCCCAGCCAACAAGCCAAATAGACGCTAAGTTACCTGTGCCACCTGCATCAAGAATGTTTTCTGCACTTGCTGCTTTCTTAATATCAAGAGTATTGAATCGAGGAGCCAAGCCAATGAATTTCTCTGGCGTATTTTCGTCACCATAGAAAATCGTATGGCATAATTCTTGTCCCATAGATTGAATAAACGCTTTATCTTCCGACGCACGGAAAGATGCTCTATCTTTGGATTTATCAACAATCGCTTTATCAGTTTGAGAGTAAGCTTCAAGCATACCACAAGTGTCAGTAATTTGACTTGTTGCGGATTTAGACGCTTGAACCCCACCATATAATTTACGCCATGTAACAGATGGCAAACCATTACGTACAGTAGTTACAAAGCTAGACCCTTGGTTACATTCGACCATCGTCATATCTTGAATGATTTCTGTTGATTGGTCTAATTGCTCGATAATTTGAGCAACATTACCATTTGGATCCATTCGTTTTTGTAAGTCTAAAAGTGTTAAATTTTGAGTTCCAATTGTAGCCATTAATTATTTACCTCATTTCTTAATACATAGATGGATACATTTTTCGTTTTGCTGTTTCTTCATCAGAATTTTGACCGGCTCCGGCTTGTCTTGTGCCTTTGCCCGGGTCTTCCTGAACCATTTCACCAACGGCCGCAAACACCTTAATCATGTTGATGTTGTTGTCAATGTGACTATCAACAAGTAATTGACGTAATTCCGGTACCGCTTTAGTTAGTGCTTCGATGCCTTTGCCTGCAAGAGCTACAGTTTCATCGAATTTGCCTCCTAATTCCTTCTTGGCGTTTTCGTAATCCGCTTGTTGTTTTTCAACAATTGCTTGCTCTTGCTGTTCTTGATAAGAAGTCAAGATATTCTGTGCGTATTGACTACCAAACTTGGCTAGTTCAACAGCCTGTTCCTGTGTTGCACCAACTTGATTAAGTAACTTACTAAAATCAGCGGATACGGTTTCATCAAGTTCAGTACCTTCAGGAAATACATCCTTGAAGTCATAAACCGTTGGTTCAGTAGGTGGCGTATTATCACCGCCTAGTACAGATGGATTACTACCTTCACCATCTGGTTTAGCAGGTGGTTCAGTAGGTGGCGTAGGATTATTTTGGTCCGGATTTGCGCCCGGTTCATTGCCAGTCATGTTAGTGTTAGCACCCATATTTTCTTCAGCCATTTTGTTTCTCCTTTTCGACTAAATTATTAAAATATTCTTGCTGCCCGATATATTCGAGTTGCGCTTGGTGATACTGTTTAACTCCATTGGTGCCCAACTTAACTAAATCACCATGAAATAACAGTCCTACCTTGCGCTTTCCTTCGTTGAAATATGTTTCACTGTTGCCAGTGAACGATTGCTTTAATATTCCAGAGCGGTCCATGAGCCTACAAAAAAACCACCTACCTAGCTCTGTGCTAAGTACGTGGTTAAGCGCTTGCATATCTCGCTCTTGCATATAATCTTTAATTGTTTTCATCTAAACACCGTCCATTCCTAGCCACTGCTGTAATGCAGGGTTGCCATCATTGGCGGCGTCTGTTGCTTGTTTGGCTGCTTGCGCCATTCCCGGAGCAAGTTGAGCCGCTTGCATTAACTGCATTTGCTGTTCCTGTTCAGCCTGTGCTTGTGCTTGCTGTGCTAGGATTTCTTGATATTCATCATCAGAGCGAATAATCTTAGCCGGAACACCGAGATTTACACCGTATGTATTAGCGGCTTCTTCAAAATTGAACTTGTTGACGATATTAGGATTAGCCTGTGCCAGCGACATGATGAACGCAAAATACTGTTCGATGTTTACCAATGAACTCATTTTTTGCGCTTGTGCTAGTGGCGAGATATATTCTATCTTCACCTCTTGACCGTTTAATTGATCTAAGAGTTCCTCATCCTCAACAGGTGGGAACACACCGGCACGATCTAAGACCGCATACACACGTTCAATAATTGGATTCAAGAACTCAGATAGTAACCGTTCAACCACAGGGCCTAACTGTTGCAATTTCTCTTGAGTGCGTTCCATAACCTCACGAGCCGTCATCTGGCCCTTGTCGATTTGGTCTAGCATCAAAAATAAATCCGCACTATAGGCTCTCTTGATTGAATCCTCTGTAACTGTTATCTTGTTTTGAATGTCTTGCAAATTAGACTGCACAGCGAACATCGGTTCAACCTTATGTTGTCCCTCAATTTCTGTAATACCACCCGGATACAAGTTAACTGTACTGATAACGTCAGACGGTGCTTGCATAGGAGGCTTAACACCCAATTCAACGGCGGTTAGATAGTCAAATTCTAACTTCTGCAGCATTTGTGAATCTGGTTGAGCGAACCATGCGGCACCCTTACCGTAACCATTCAAGTCCATTGACGTATGTCTAGCGATTGGAATTGGCCATTCTTCAAAACCGCCATGATATAAAACTTCATCACTATTGCTGCCTTCAACCCAATAAATGGACGAGTATGGCATATTGCGACGCCCTAACTTATCCTTACGGTCTTTGTTAGGTTCAACTAACCAATTAACAGTAAATGAATTTTGCAAGCTATTTCCGTTATCGTAAATATTCTTGATATTATCTGGGCAATTATCATACCCAAACTGTTCGACAATCTGATCTACTGTCATTTTGTATTTACGACCAAAGATATTTACGGTTTCCTTACTGTTAGTGCTAATGGCATAGGTACCAATCGGATACGATGTGAAACGAACACCAGATTCACTATCAGCGAATATTCCCATAGGAGCTTGGCCCATGGTTAACTCCATATAGACTTGATGGACTACGCTGTAGAAATTGGATTTAGCGAGGACTGCATACAAGATTTCCTCTCGTTCATCCAACAATTCCGCAACTTGGCTATTCGCTGCTACGTCAATATTCTCCATGGTTAACTTAAACCACTTACGGCTCGGAGGCGTTAAGCCGCTCATGACACCACTGGCGAATATCTGGCAGGATTCCCAAGCTACAGGATTTAGGATTTTACCGTTGTAAGGTTCCGATTGGTCCTCTTCACCATCAAATTGACCAATGAATGGTAACTGATAGTCACGCAACTGCTTCCACTTATTAACGTATCGTTGCTGTGCGTTAAATAGTTGCGAAAATTTCTTTCTCAACTTCGTATAATCACGTCTAACAGGCTTAACACCTTCCGTAGGTTGTCTAGCTAGTAAAGATTCCATTTCCGCCATGCTATCCCCCTAAAATTGATTTTTGACCACTTCCAGTTGGTCCTAAGATAGTAGATTCAAAGCCACGTTTAAATTTGCGTTTAGTTTCTGCCATTTCCTCACCAGTCTGATTACTCATATTCGTCTGAACAGTCGGAGCCGGAGCAGGTGGTGTATAGTTAGCAGATGCACCTTTCATACACATCTCAATCCCTCACTTTCTACAATTAAAAAGGATTGTAACTTGTATTAGCTACAATCCTATTGCCTGTTTCGCTTTTTTTAACGACCCGCGCAGCAAAGGTCAGGGCTAATGCATCACCCTTATTTGGAGACGGCAACCCTCGGTCTTTCATATCTTTTTTACTTTCAAGCTGAATGCGACCATTTTTATCAATGATCGCTTCAGGCCCTACGATATCATCGTATAAGGCTTGGTCATTCGGTGGAATCGAGCCCCCCTCACGAAGCCATTCTTTCATTTGTCCCCACATGTAAGCCCTCATATTGAGGTATACAGGGTCATTACTCTTACCGCCAAACTCAATCAATCGCCATTTACGCCCTAATTGCTTACCAATGGAATATATCCCTGTACCATATCCCATATCGATGAATACGGCATCAGCTTTGTATTCGTCCTCGAACTGAGCAATCAGTTGAGCCATGCGCCAGTCATCGTCATTCTTAGGAATAGATGCGAGCGACTTCATATAGTAGCCTTGACGCATTACTATTTCTAAGGAATCTGAACCAGTCCACGCAGGATCCACACCAATGATTACCGGCAAATGTTCAAATTGTCCCGGCTTATAGACTTGCTTTTGTGCCTTGTCAGCAATTTCAGTAGAGATAAACTGCAAATCTGATGCGGAAGGGAACACACCACGCACACGTACTTTGAAGAAGTCGGAATCCTCACCATAAGCCTCTAACCATTCTTCAATCTTAGCTTTGTTGGATATCTTAACAGTCCGGCTATCAATTTGATATGTATTCCAGAACTTTCTATATTTCCGAAAACATTCACGGAACCGACCGCTATTACGAGTAGGGTTACCAAATGCACACCAAATAATTTCAGTGTTAGCATCTGTAAGAGCCCCTTCAGTTACTTCCCAAATAACATCATCAATAGCAGAGGCTTCATCAAATAGAACCAATATCCGATTGCCTTGATTGTGAAGACCTGCGAATGATTCAGGTGAATTCTTACTCCAAGGAATGGCATCAATACGCCATGTCTTTTCATAATCTTTATCGCTACAAAAAATAGCTGTGGCCGTGTAGGTAAACAAATCTTTAGCAATGAACATATTGTGCCATTTGCTAAGTTCTGGCCATGTTTTAGTCCGGAGCTGACCTTCCGTGTTGGCAGTAACTACGCCACGAGTATTTTCATGAGTAGATATCGCAAAATGAATAAGCCATGATATCAGTGCAGATTTACCGATACCATGGCCAGATGCAACCGCCTCTTGAATGGCGGTTTGTAATGACTTACCTTTCTTTAATTGTTCCCCGATGTCTTTTAAGATTTGTATTTGCCATTCATCGGGACCTTCCATATTTTCCAATGGTGTCCCCGGTTCTCCCCAAGGATAGGCAAAGTATACAAACGCTAACGGATCATGCGTAAGAGCGCCTAATGCCTCTATTAACTCGTCATGTTTTTCCATTAGCCTTCTCCCGTGCAGCTTTCAATTTATCCATAGCAGATACCGTAAGCTCACCTTTGACATCGATATTTTTCGTATCCCTCCACTTTTCAGGATTGCGGTTTTTAAGCCAGAATATTTGAGCCGTAACATCTGGGGGCTGTTGTTTCTTTACAACTTTAACGAGCTTTCCATTCTCGTATGTTTTCTCCTCATATTCGTAACCCATAGCACGTTTATGCAATGCATTTTCAACTTCAAGGTCAATGACTTCCTTCCCTCTTTTAAGGGACTGTAAAAAAGGTAAGGAATCCTTTTTCCAGTTATACAAGGTTTTAACCGAAATACCTATATTTTTTGCTATCTGCTCATCAGTAAGGCCATCACGAGCCCAACCTTCTGCACGCAATAAATTATCTGGGTCAGTTAGCCAGTTCTTTTTATTTACTCGCAATGGATCATCACCTCACTTTAATGTATTACCGCCCTTGCGAATCATCTTCCCATTTTTTCTTACACATAATCCACATGAATTTTTACTAGCACTTGAATGCGTAATATAGGATTGACATAAGCCATCATAAAATATTTCATTGGCCGTACATATTCCATTTTTATTATTCAAGCATTTGTGCTTGATGCAGTGTATTTGTGTCATAATTATTTTTGGTAGCAAAAAAGGCACATCAATTACGATGCGCCTTTTTGCGTTTGGTACTCTAAATGCTTAGGAGATGAACTCATGTTCTTCCACATACAATATATCATAGATATAGGGGGCTTAAAAGGTCTGAATTAGCCGATTTAAGCCGATTTAAGGCGGAGTTTATAACCTAATTCAATAAGAGCCAAATTCTTATATTCTTTTCCTTGTGATTCACCATATCCCACAAAAGCGTAAGCCCCTTTAGCCGACATACCATTAATATATTGTTGCATGAGAATAATAGATCCAACTGTATTGGTTAACGAATCTATCATACGACAAGCATCATCACGTTTAGTAAGTAGTTCATGGATTTGGCGTTTGTACCTCATTTCCATATCAAGTAACCGGTTAATATCATCCTCAATACCAGATGGTTCGCCGCCGTCTACTCGTTCTTTTCCGTAATTTACGGCACGTAATGACGTGATATCGTTTTTAATACGTTGGATATTACGCTTTAACGATTTAATCCGTAATGCTGCTTTGCTTGCCTCATGCAGGTACTTATATGCCAGCTCACGATATTCCTTTTTGCTAAGTTCTACCATAGGACCACCACACAAACAATATTTAATACAAACAGAATACTACATATCACCATATCCCGTATTTGAGATCTAACAATTTTCTGCAGTTGCATTCTATATGTATTAGAAACCATAAAGTGCTTTAATGCATCTGCTTCACGATAGGAGTAGTAAGACATTTTAAAAATAACCACAAGGCAAATCGCTAGTAGAATGTTTATAATAACCATTTCATTCATCGTCATCACCTACTAATTTTGCATATTTCCAGATACAAGTATCATTGGCACTATCGATGCTCCATGATGTACATCCACACAACCAAGTTTCTACAATTCCATTTGTATATCGTGCAAAATATCTAGGTTTCCAATCCACCTTATTTTGACTAACCAATATAGGTGTATCAACCTTTACTTTAGACCAATCAATAAAGCCTAATTCTTTTGCAATATTTAAAACTTCGTTTCCCTTTATTTTAGGAAATACACTTTTCAAACAATTAGCATATTCAAATTTATTACAACTGTAAATATTTATATAGCCTGATTCCATATCCACCATAGGCATTGTATTGGTTAAATATAACTCTCCATTATACCGACATGCACAATATCTCCAGCCATCATCATATAGCTTTTGTAACAGCCATTTCTTCCCTAGTTCATCGCTAGTCATAATCTTCTACCTCTCTATAAGTCGTTTCGAATTCATTTACCTCATGAACTTTAATTTTACCTTTATGATCTTTAACAATATAATTACCTTTAAAACATTCGATTCTTCCATCATCTGTTATGATTTCTAATGATGCGTTTTCATACCAATCAATACCAATTACATCACCAATAAAATCGACTATTTCCATAACGTTAGTGCCGTTATATTGCACAGCTTGAATTTCATTAACCCTTTTCTCATATCGTCTAAACACTTTCTATTCAACCTTTCTTCCTCTTAGTTACCCACACGCACCAGTTTCCGCTATATAGCTTTTTAATTTAGGTTTATCATCATTATCTAAGCCATGCACATTTTCAATTTCTGCTCTAATTTCAAGTATGTTTAAATACTCTCCCATAGCAGCTTTTTGTCTACGCAATAGTTCAATAGGACAAGTTGGTTTAAAATCTAAGGTTCCTGCATCATATTTAACAATCATTTTGTGAAGTTTATTGTAACGATCTTTTAGCTGTTTATATTCTCCACGAAATCTAGCCTGCCATTCTGGCTCACCAACACTTAATTCATTTTTCTTTTCTTCGTTCATTTTACTCACCTCTTATGATAGGGCGGATATTTCACCGCCCATACATCATTTAATCAAATATACCAACATTACCAATAAATAAATCAATAGCAAAATACCCATAACTATTAATCCAATAATGGCACCACATAGATCAATTCTTTGTTGTAGTCTTATTTTTTCGCTTTCACGTATAATCCTATACATTTATCTGCCTCTTTCTTATGTCACATATTGCTTTTTCATATAAACGGCCAATTTCTTTTGTTACATCGCTAACAAATCTAGCAAATGAACTTGGATCAGATAATCCACGTTCAACAGTCAAACATATTGGTTCCTGATATTCAATGATTGCCACTTTTGTTTTATAGGAAAATCTTATATTGCCTTTATGGATACAAATTTCAGGAATGACATCTTCACTACCTAAAGGCATTTTAAATAATTTTGCGATTGCTTCACGTCGTTTTTCTTCAAAATCCTTTGCAATTTTCTTAATAACAGTTTCACATTCATCAAATGAATAATTGTTAAAATCTTGTCCAAACATATTCATATTGGTTTATCCTTTTCAGTTATCTTTAATACACATAGTCCTCACATCGTTTTAATATATCGTGAATTAATTTTAATGGAATATTTGAACGTGAATTATATCTACCTCCAACATTACTTAATTGATGCCATTGCAATTTAGCTTTTATATTGTTTTTCATTAACTTCAAATCAATATTGCTGCCAAACTTTGTTGGTTTCTTTACTGGATAATCGTAGTTATTGTAATAAGTTAGATTTTCATAAGGAATAACAAATCCTATTACATTTGCTATGTAATCCCATATCCGTCCATAAGCTGGGTTTTCAATTACGAACACTTTAGGTTGATAACGTTCAATGATTTTTATCGTATTATAAATACACATTTCACCATTGACCCGTGTTAAAAATTGCTTGTCGTAATTATATTGGACACGATTATATTCAGAGTTATTACGAATTGTAAATTTACTATTCTCCTTGATTTCACCAAATAATGAAGTAATGCTATTAGGTTCACGTTTCCAACAAGCATTTCCATTTATCATTGCACTGGCATTACTCCAGCTTTCGCAAGGTGGACTAGCTAGAATAACATCAGGTCTATCTAGTTTATCTAATGTTTCCCATAGTGCATTTTTGTTATGTAGCGTATTTATTGCAAGGTCTTGGTTGATACACGCATCACCAATTCCTATTGATGTGATCGTGTGTTGCCCCCCCATATTCACGTTATATTCATCTACCGCTTGGCGATAGCAGCCGTTGCCATCATCAAATAACCCCCAAATATTCATTAGTATTCCTTTATCAAATCCGATTTAACGCTTTCCACTCTCTCAACGTAAAAGTGGAAATACTATGTTTCTTGGCATATTCAAATTCACCTTTACAGCCACGACTAGATTCCCATTCTGGACACAACACTAAAATGTCACACTGTCCAAGTAGACTTAAACAGATATCTAATCCTCTTTGGTAATCATCACCAGTCAGATATACATAACCGAAATTATGAATTGGGGAAATATAGTCATGACTGGTATCATTTAAAACTAAATCCCCCATGATCACATCAATCATTTTACGATTGCTTGTCTTGCCGCCATACGGATGGGCGACATAAACTAATTTTTTCTTCATAGCATCAACCTTTCAACGTTTCAATATGTACCCAAATCCCTGTTACTGGATTCCAATACTTTTCCGTAATTTCGCTACAGACTTGAGCATCATCATTCCAGTAATTTAACTTGGTCATACAATCCTTAAATAACTTAATAAGATTATCTGTATCTGGCCGAGTGGTTTTCCAATGTGGCGTTTTACAATTCGCTTTACCAAAACACCACTTGGTAACCAATCGAATCGGTCCCTCTAAAGGTTCACTAGGAACATGATCAGCTAAACCAGCTAAGAATATTTGTTTAGCATGTTTTAACTTATCTGATTCATAAAAGATAGGCTTACCATGTTGTGTATTTACCTGTTTCGTTTGATGTGTAACAGTAGGAACCTGTTTAAGAGGAATAAAAAATTCAATAATCAATAACAATCCCCCTTTATTGAGAATTTAATTGATAATAACCAATACAATTTTTCAAAGCCCTTTTGTAATGTAGGGTTCAACCTAAGGGGAAGAGGTAAGAAAAGGATGATTTTAGAAATCCTTTTCCTTACCCCCTTAGCTTGAATCCACCTTACATTGGGACACAAAATAATAACAACATACACTTATATATATAAGAGCGTTTGTTGTTATTATTGTTAACCTAAAAGTATCTTTACAGATTAACAATCTTCCGGTTTAAACAACTCTCCTTTATCAACATTTAAGATTGGTGTTTCTCTTAAATATCGACGAATAGTCATTTCGCTAACTTCCATAATTTCGGCTACCCGTTTAATATCCGCTCTGCCATTAAAACCATTTTCAGCAGCGGCAATATTAAAAGCATCTACCAGTTGCTCTTTTTTCTTTTCCTTAGCAGCTTTTTTGCGTTTGTTTATAACATTAGCGCCTTTTTGTTGTGGACTATCAAATTGAGCCATTGAAAGGAACCCGTTTGTATCTACCTTGTGAATTGGGTATTCAAACCATAAATCCACCGGTTTAAACTTAGGATATTCTCGGAGTGTTCCTTCCATTCGCCATGCAGTACATTGGCTAGTATCAATAGGAGCATCTTGGAGTTTATCCTCGTTCATGTTCTCGAGTTCAAGTTCTAGTAAGTCAAGTAATGCATCTGGATCACGAGCGAATACACCGGAACCGGATGCACGGTCCATAGACCGCTTACCAGTTTGGCTCCCCTTTGAATGGTGATGACAATAAATGACGGCACATTTAAGTTCAGTACATACTTTGTCAAACTGATTACAGAAATTCGCCATTTGATCAGCACTATTTTCGTCACCTGTAATAACCTTGTAGATAGGGTCAATAATGATAGCCTTGTAATTACGCTTTTGAGCCCTACGGATAAGTTTAGGTGCCAATTGGTCCATTGGTAAGGATTTACCACGTAAATTCCATATGGATATGTTTTCAATGTTGGTTGGTGACTGTTCAAGGGCCTCGTACACATCTTTAAAGCGATGCAAGCAGGATGCCCTATCAAGTTCCAAATTGACATATAGAACTTTGCCTTGTGTGCAGTCAAATCCAAACCATGGCTTACCTTCGGCAATGGAAATGCATAATTGAATTAATGCAAATGATTTACCTGCTTTAGATGGTCCGGCAATGAGCATCTTATGTCCTTCTCGAAGAATCCCTTCAATTAATGGCGGTGCTAGGTCTGGCATGTTATCCCATAATGCGTCAAGTTCTTCTGGCTCTGGTAAATCATCATTAACAGATGCGATCCATTCTTCCCATTCCTTATAGTTTTCTTTACCAATATTGGTTGCCATAAGAAATTGGGGTTTACCATCACGCATAACGCCCGGCATCCTTGATAATCGGCTAGGGTTACGATTCTTTTTATCCGGTTTAAAACCATTCTTTTGAGCAATGGAATATATAAAGTCAACACGCTTTCTGTATTCCTCATAGGAGTAAGCATCAACTTTAACGATGGCATGAATCGATTTACCACCACTAAATACCATGGCTGCAATTGGTAATTCTAATTGTTCAAGAATAGCTTTTTGCTTTCCGAGCGACATATTGTCAGATTCTAGTAACATATATCTAAATGCAGTTACGTTATCATTCTTAACACCTTTACCATCAATTGGATTAAACCGAATCCATGCACCCATTTCTTTATTAAAGCTGCCGAACACGTTTTCTAATTGTGTCGTACCGTTAATACCATCTATGATTTGTTGTACCGTACGGCTATAATTTCCCATCGTAGGGGACTGTTTGCCGTCCGGTAAGGCAAATGTATTAACGACATATCCAACGTATTCCTCTGGCTCAAATAACGTGGTCAAATAGGTAAGTATATCTCGCTTACGTTGCTCTAAAGGATAAGATTTAGGAATTGTAACATCTGATTCTTCAATCCAGTTCTTATCAACAACTTGATATTGTTCCGGAGTTGTGGCCAATACCATGGAGTCAAAACTTAACGCTTCATTATTTTCAAGCTTACGTTTTGATGTCCATCCATTTTCTTTTGCCATTTGCGTGATTGTTGCTCCGGTAACAAGTTTTCCGGTGTACCTACCAAATGACTCCCATTTAGCAGCACATTCGCCTTCATGGAATCGTTCTCCATCATCTGCAGACCATTCCTCCCATACAAACATAGGATAGCCCTCTTGATGGAGAGCAAGTCCTACGTTTAACCATTCCTCATAGGAGCATTGAGCAGGGTCTATATATTCGAGTAGTTCTCGTAAATCAATTTTGCTTTCCATGTTAACTCCTTACCATTGGGGGATGAATTCTTCTACAGGTGGCTTGTATGTAGCAGGCACTACACCTTTAGGAATGCGCCAGCCACTAGCGCTAATACGGCTAATCATCTTAGAGGCTTGGTTATTGGTCCATGTTCCTACATTTTTAAAGCCTTTGTTTTCAAGGAATCTAATTTGTTTAGGGGTAGACAAGCCTTCTTCACGACGTTTTTGTAATCTATCAATGAGCATAGATGCTTTGCCAGCGTCTTCAATGTTGTCACCATTAATGCCAAATTGCTCAAGAGTTTTCTTTTGACTATCAGTAATGGCGCTCATTTGCCAACCAAAGGCTGGTGTGTAATGAGTGAGGTCTTCCGCTTGAATAGAAAATTCAAATTGCAATGGATCAACAAGTTGTGCTTTTTTCTTACGCATAGCAGCGAGTTCTTTTGCAAGCGCTTCTTCACGTTGAGCTAATACGTCAGATTCTGCATCCTTTTCGCATTCTTCAAGGTCCATTCCTTTTTCTTCAAGAATTTCCGTCATGCGCTTGGCCACATCATCTGATTTAGCGATTAAATGAGCCGGTCTACATAATTCGTGACGTTCAACATGCCATAGAAAATCTAAAATCAATAAATGGTCTTTCCCCGGTGAAAGACGTGTACCACGGCCTATCATTTGACAATACAAGGCACGAGACCGAGTAGGACGTAATACAATGACACAATCAACACTTGGACAATCCCAACCTTCCGTGAGCAGCATTGAATTACAAAGTACGTTATATTTACCTTCAGCAAATGCCTGTGTAATTTCAGTACGGTCTTGGCTTTTGCCGTTTACTTCTGCTGCTTTAAATCCTCGCTCATTAAGAATTTCACAGAATTGTTGACTAGTAGCAATTAATGGTAAGAATACGACGATTTTTCTATCTCTGTATTCCATTAATTTATTGGCTATTTCTTCTAAGTAAGGTTCTAATACCCTGCCGATATCACCTACGGCAAAATCACCAGTTGAAATCTTAACCGATGAGATATCTAGTGTTAGCGGCAATGTTTGCACCTTAATCTTAGATAAGAAACCCTCTTGAATAGCTTTAGGTAACGTGTACTCAAATGCTAAACTTTCAAATACACGTCCTAAATTCTTCATGTCCGAGCGATCTGGTGTAGCCGTAACCCCCAATACTTTTGCTTGGTCAAAATAATTTAAAATAGCTTGATAGCTACTAGATACAGCATGATGTGCTTCGTCAATGATAATGACATCAAAGTACGTTTTACTGAACATTGACAATCGCTTGTCTTTACATAATGTTTGAACAGAACCCACTATGATGCGATCCCATTGCCCAATGCATGTATGTTCAGCCTTTTCCATTGCAGTTGTAAGCCCTGACGCACTCATAATTTTGTCAGAGGCTTGCTGCAATAGTTCTTCACGATGCGCAAGGATAAGAACACGCTTACCCCTGCGAACCGCTTCCTCAGCAACTTTGGCAAAACAAATCGTTTTACCTGTACCGGTTGGAAGAACTAATAATGTCTTATTAACCGTTTCCCATTCATGCCATATCGAATCTACAGCTTGTTGTTGATACGGTCTAAGTTCCATTAGAATGCACCATATCCATTTGCTTGAGCATTAGGGTTTGCAAAGCATTTTTTAATTTCATTACGAGTACCATTATTACCGTCATTTTTCACATAGCCTTGTTGTGTTAGCTCACACATAGCAGATTTACCCATTAATTGGTCAGGGTCAGGGTTGTAGTTTTCACCTTTTTTAGCGAGACCGACAGCCATAAATAGTTCTGTAACTTTCCAGATTGTAGATTTCGTATAGAAAAGGTTGTGAATTAATTTTGTTTTCCCTTGATCACCACCATCTACTTCGAGGGTAATTTGAGCCTGTGGACAAGATGGCAACTTGCTACCTTCTTTAGGTTCATAGAATTTCTTTGCTACATCTGTGATTACAAATGGATACGTGCCAGCTTCAAGTAACGTATATTCACGTTCTTCCGCTAAAATAGGTTGGTCAAATGAATATACTTCTTCTGCTTTACCGAATGTTTCAAAATTGCTTTGTGCTGTCATAATAATTAATTTCCTTTCTTAATTGCTTCAACAATATTTGGCCAGAATGGGATAATCCATCCATTAACGAATTCTGGATCATAATTTTCAAATGGTGTACCAGCTGGATATTTACCACGAGCTATAACTACCGATTGAACTTGTTCTAATGTGATACCATCTTTAACCATTAAGTCTTTTAATGGTTTAGGAATAGCTGTTTCAACTAATGGTGTTTCGTTTTTGTTGGTATCAACAGCTTCCTGTGATGGTGTTACGGGTTGTGTTGTAGTAACTTCTCCAACTTGTTCCTTGGTAGCATTCATTACTTCTGGAGCATATTCATTATTAGAGGCTTGTGCTATTTCTTGTACTGCAGCAGTTGGTAGAATATCATCAGGAATAACATGAGCGATTTGACTGTATTCAAATGGCATCATATCTGGTAATCCATGACGATTTTTAGCATCCCACGCAGGATTATGTGTTGCATACATCAACCGCTTACCATTGGTTGCTTTCTTTTTGTTTGTCTGAGTCGTAATGATTTCGTTTTTATAATTGGCAAAGAGTACCATGTCCGCCCATTCTTTAATAAGTGGAGAGGTTTGACTTCCTGTCTTTTTACCAAGCTTCAATTCAAAGCGATCATATGCACCTAATTCATCTGGCTGTTCAAATTTACGAATTTGAGCATGAGCAGTAAGAACTACGTTCATACCTGCGTTGATAACTTCATCAAGTAGATTTAGGAAACGTCCCATTTCTTCACGAACAAATACGTAACCGTTACCATAACCAAAATCTTCTATCCCAGATTTGTTATGTTTAGCACAGATATATTCAACACATAACTGCTCCGCCCAGTCGATAGTATCAATGACTAATGTCCGGTAAAAACCCGGCATTGTTGCAAATTCCTTAACAAAGGAAATTAGCATTTGCCACGATGTAGGCTTATCGGTACGAGCTACATCTAAATGGTCTGTACTGCTCTCTGTATCAATAAATACAGGCGAGGGAAAATGACTGGCGAAGGTTGTTTTACCAATCCCCTCTGTACCATATATGACGACCTTTTGCGCTCGTTTTCGTTTACCTGTTGTAATATTCATTAAAAATCACCCCATTCATTTTCAGGTTTAGTTTCATTAACTGGTGCCGCCACATTACTGTACTCTTCACCTTTGATGTGGCCATCTTCAATAATGATGGAGCATTCATCTTGGTTATTAGTAACACGAGTTGCAATGACTTGTAGGCCTTCCGATTCAAGCCATGCGCCAAATTCTTTCATAGTATCTACATCCATTTGTTCGAGTTTATCCATAAGTACAAATCCACACTTAGGATTTAAAGCTCTAACAATGGCCGTAGTCACTTTTAGCTGCTCAGCACCGCTCATGCAGTCCCATTGACGATCATTATAAATAAGGACACCATCTTGGATAGATAATCCCGGTAAAGGCATTTGTACAGATTCAAGCAGTTTATTTTTATCTTGTCTGATGGTTTCAAGTTCACCAGTCAAGTTGTCATAATCTGCTTTATAATCAGCAGCTTCCTGCAATGCTCTTGCACGTTCTTGATTAGCACGTACCTTTTGATTGATGGCATCAACATTTTTGATTTGCTCCTCGAGTTCAGCAGTAGATTCATCTTCTAAATCTTTCGCTGCAGTAGTTGCGATATCGTAATCTTCTGCTAATTGTGCCTGTTTGGCTTGCAGTTCTTCCAGTTTCTTTTGTGTTTCATCAACTAAGTTGTTGATGGTGGCCATTTGAGCTTGAATGGCCGACACATTGTTCCGCTTCTTTTGGTTTTCCGCATTCTTTAATAAGATGGCCTGTTGTTGTTGGATAAGTTCCGATGCGCTAATTGGTTCAAGTGGTACATCATCATAACCAACTAACTCTTTAGCGTACTTATCTTTCTGAGTGGCAATTTGCCCTATAGAATGACGTTTTGCATATACCTCTTGGTGTTTACCTTCGAGTTTATTCAATTCGTCTTCTACGCCCAATAATTTTAATAATTCTTGGGCCTTTTCTTTGTCACTCATTTCCATGAATTTAGGAAGGTCTAAGGCTAGTTGTCCAATAAACCCATCTAAAATCCGTTGACCAGATTTTTTACCTTCTGGATCAACGACTTTTAATGTGCTGCTATTGCCACTACGTGTAACAACTAGTCCATTAGATAACTTAACTTCTAATTTAGGTGGATTGTAGCTTCCATCACGTACTGCACTAGATGGTTCAAATTTCGCACCGCCTAGGGTCCAAGCAATGGCATCAAGGATAGATGTTTTACCTTGGCCATTCTTTCCACCAATAATAGTTAATCCATTAGGTGATGGTTCATAAGACACAGCTTTAACACGCTTTACATTTTCTAATTCAAATGAATTAATTTTGATTGATTCTCCCATGCATTTGCTCCTTATTCTTGAGTACCAGACAATAACAAGTAATTAGTTAATTCAGATTTAATCGAATCAGTTTCAGCTTTGATAGCATCTTTAATATAACGATTCATGATTGGACAAGATAACTTGAACGATAATTTATCCCCTTCGTCTTTAGGTTTAATGATGTCTAATTGCACTTCAATTTTTTGAGTGAATTGGCTTTCATTAAGAATGACCATATTTACGAAGATAAAGCGAGGCATCTTTAAGGTACCTTCCGCTTCTTTTACTTTGATGCTCATAACATAGTTATCATCATCAGTTCGAGTAAAATCGCCTTCCGTTTGTGTTACGTATTTAAAGTTCCTAACGGCAATTAAAAGCTTTTCGTAATCTTCGATTTCATGTTCATGAATTCGGAGTAAATCAAGCATTTCTTTTTGCGTTAAACTTAGATCAAAGATGGAGTACCATTCTTTAAACTGTTCGCTTTTTTGAAATTCATATACAATTTTGTCTTGCGTACGATCCGTTACGGTACAGTCTGTTACTGCCACAACTTTTCTATCTGAATATGTAATAACAGATTTTTTAGGGTCACCTTTAGCTTTTACACCTTTAACAAATGATTCAGCACTACTAAGTTCATATCTGAAGCCATGATATTGGAATATATCATTGGCTTCACCATGACGAATAATAACTTCACCATTTTCTGCTGCTTGTACATTTAAATAAAATTTTTCTTCCATTGTGTTACCCTCTCTTTTCTGTTGTTGAATTAAATGTTAGAACTTCCAATTCTGGTTTTTCGTTGACATCGACTTTTACGGTGAAGTCATCTGCATAAGAACCGATAGCACGACGTGAGATAGCTGGTAACGTTGATTTGATATTGTAACCAAGTTCTACGATGGTATCAGTATCTGGAACTCGTAACATTTCAATATTGATGGTGATTTTAGCTTTCTGACCTTTTGAGATTTTTCGTAATGCATCTTTGTACATTTCCTCAAATTCAGCTTCCAGCTTTCCATCACAAATATTAGTTAGATTTAAGACTTGTTGTTTTTCATTCATTTGTTTACTCCTTACTTTTTAAAATTTGAATAATGTCATAAAAAGGATCTTCGCTATCCATATCTTTATAACGTTCGTTAAAGATAATTTGTTTTTGATACGTTTGCATTGTTCCGATGCAAACTTGAAGATATAAGACTTTGTTATCGTCTGATATATTTTCTTTAACAAATCCAATTGTTGCACCAAGAAGTACTGCTAATACTTCTTCATTATTTTCAAAACTGCCTTTGTTATAGCTAATACCTATCTTTTTATCTGGATTAGCTTCATCTATTAAGATTTCAATGCGCTTCATTTTCTTCTCCGTGGTATAATTTTTATAGGTACAATTTGCCTACGCCCGCTAGTCTTTCCATTTGCTATTAGCGGGCGTTTTCTTTTTCATATACGTCAGCGAACACCCAAATAAGTCCGCCTATAATGATTTGCAATAAGAATTGAATAAACCCAATTCTATCGATTTCTAGGCTTCCCATGGATCCAATAATCCATATGAAAGCCGCCCATTTTAAAGCAGTAATCACAACTTCAACTCCCCTCCTACCATAACCAGTAATTCACTGGTTATTTTTCTTAAAGCATTTTTGAGCTTTTTGTTTTCTTCAAATAAGCAATCACGTTCCTTTTCTAACTTCCTGTATTGCAGTGGACTGTATTCATCTACAATCCCTACAAGGGCTTCAACTTCTTTTTTATTGAAACGAACACCCGGAAGTCCTTTTACTTCACGGAGGATGCCCCGTTCCCTTAAATTGTTGACGCTGCTTTCACTGCATTGCAGTAATTCAGCAACGTCCTTTATTGTATAAACAACAGGATCCATTATTTTTCATCTTCATAAATGACTTTTGTATGGGAACTTATTAAAGGGTTCCGTTCGTCACGTTCATAAATAAACGCTTCATTATCACGAATAGTTACTTCACGATAATTTCCATCTCTAGTCGCCTTATTCTTTAAAAGTGTAGTAATCACTTTAATGGGGCCTCGTAGTTGGTCTTCAAAAGTCTGTTCAAAGCTTGCGGATTCTATTGATTGTTTGGAATCCGGATATTTTTCATCTAGTACTTCATATTGTCTGATTAACTCTGGGAGTATCTGAGGTGTAGCTCCTGTTTCCATAATGTACAGAATGTGCTTTTTTAATTGTTTTTTAATATCTTGCATAATGTGCCTCCATTTTTGCCATTCTATCTGCCTCACGACATTCTCTGATTTTGCCGTGGATAGATTTCTTATAAAGTTTGCTTGTATGTCGCTTTGCGAAATAATCTTTAATGATCTTTCGCCAATATTGTCCATATTCAGCATTTCTACCAGCCCATCCAAAGACAGTTGACGTGTTTCCATAGACTTTATTTGCTATGGATAAATCTTGTTTGTTTTGTACTAGCATGTTTCATCTCCTTTTCTACTTAAAGTAGACTAATAAGGCAAAAGAATATCATCCATGGTGACGGAATATAATCGACACAATTCGTTCAAATTCCCATAATCAATTTCTGTTTTTCCATTTTCCCAGTTATTGATTGTAACTTTGGATTTCTTCATTTTCCTTGCTACTTCTTCTTGCGAGAGATTTGCGTTGACTCTCGCTGCTTTTAAAGAAATTTTCAATCGCTTCAATTTATCCCTCCTTCCTTTGATTATTAGTATAGTTTACTAAAAGTAGAATGTCAATACTAAAAGTAAACTTTTTTATAAAATAGTATTGTATTTTACTACTTTAAGTATTAATATATAGGTACGCAGGAGAGGAGAATAGGAGCTTATTATGGATTCTAATTACAAGAGAGTGTTTGCTCAAAACCTTAGCAATTTATTAGCAGCAAACAAAAAGACACAAGCGGATTTAGTAGCTGATTTGAAATTAAACAAATCAACTGTTTCAACATGGGTTAATGGAACTAAGATGCCTAGAATGAACAAAATTGAACAGTTGGCTCATTACTTTGGTGTAGAAAAATCAGATTTAATTGAAGATAAGTCAGATATAAATGACCCATATTACATAGATCCGGAAGTAGCGGAATACGCAAATAAATTGAAAGACAATCCAGATATGCGATTGTTGTTTGATGCTGCTGAGGATATGTCAAAAGATGATATTGATTTCGTAGTTAATTTAATTGAGGGGTTAAAGAAACGCGAGGGGAAATAAAATGAATAAGAAACAGATAGCCTTATTTATAGTATTAATTATTGCTATTATTGCACAAAGTATTTATATTGTTACACTCACGCAAAGAGTTGATAATCTTTCCAATGCAGTTTCTAATATTTCTTTTAATAATGATTCAGATAAGTTATCTAAACGTATAGACGAAATAGAAAGTAAAATAGCATCATTCAGTGATGATTTACATTCTCTAAGTAATAATATTGATGATAATACAGCTGAAATAGTATCTATAAAACGACAACTATCTGATGTTGTTTATAAAATTAATAGTTTAATTAGTGATATAAACTTATATATTTTGTCGCGATGACTAATTCTATTGGGGAGGGGTATGGTTATGTCTATTAATTTAATTTATACGCAATTAAAGAAAACACAAACAGCAGTAGTACGTCTTAATGAAGATGGCAGTCATTCAATACTGGTTAATTTAAATAAGCCATTAGATGCTCAACGAGTTAGTGTGCTACACGAATTAGGACATATTAAACACGATGACTTTCATTCTGAAAAACATATTAATTTAATAGAACGGATCGCTCATGATAGAGAATTAGATGAAGATATAGATGAGGAATTCTTTTATCACGTGGTTAATAGTAAGGATGTGTAACCATGCAATACAACTTTACCATTCGTAAAAAAGATGGCAATTACCAAATAATTGTCAGCTATAAAGACGGTATAAAATGGAAGCAAAAATCCAAACAGGGTTTTGCTACTCAAAGGGAAGCCAAACTCTATGGGCAAAAAATTATTGAGGAATTAAAAAAGACTGTCACCAATCCACTTGATGACAGTCTAAAAGATATAACGCTTATTCAGTTTTATCAGATTTACATTCGGGAAAAGATTAATATATCCGCCAATTCAGTACTGATCTACAATAATATCATGGAGAAATATTGCAAGCCCTTACATGACAAAAGAATGCGTGATATTACTCATTCCGATATTTTTACATTGATTTCTAATTTGTCAAAATCAGCGGCAAGTAAAAATTTGTGTATTGTATTACTACGTGCCGTTTTTAATTATGCTATCAATCCATATCGGTTAATTCGCAATAATCCATGTGCCGCCATTAAGAGATATCGTAAACAAAGTACACGATCAATCACAACAATTCCAATAGAAGATATGGACATGCTTTTACATAATATCGAACATAGTCACCCAACGTATTATTTGTTATGCAATATAGCAAGATATACAGGCGCTAGGTATGGTGAGATTATAGCATTACAATGGTCTGATATAGACTTTGACAATAATACTATATCAATTTCTAAGCAATGGGCACAATGTGAACGTAATAAATATGGCTTTAAATTACCAAAAAGTAAAAATAGTATTCGTATAATTCCTATTCCGCCGATACTTTCTAATTTATTAAAACAGCATCAATGTAACGGATCGGATAGATTATTTCCATTTCGCACTAGTCGAAGCAGTCAAGTAAATGAACTGATTCAACGGTTCCTTCCCGGAAAATCAATTCATATGTTTAGACATACATACGCTACTACATTATTAGGTAATAATGTAGACATACAGACTGTTGCCAGTTTACTTGGAGATAATATAAATACAGTTATTAAGACATATATCCATTTTTCAGATGAAATGAGAAAAAATGCTGCGGATAACGTGGCAAATATTTTTGGTTAATTATTTTTGACGATTATATGACGAAAAGCTATAGAACCCTATTTATCAACGTATTCTATAGCTTTATTTTATAATATATGTATTATACCA